GCACCGTGAGGTGCCGGCGGCCTCTCTTTTCTTTTTTCCCGGGCCGGAAGACCATCCGGGCCCGGAGAACAAATTGCCCGACCAGAGGCAGAAGGAGCAGAGAATATGGAACTGGAAGCAATGGACACCGAGCAGGCCGTCCAGGCGGAGACCACCGCCGGGGCGGCGGAGGACTTGAGCGCGGCCTGGGAGGCGGCGGACCAGCCGCCCGTCCGGGAGCCGCAGGAGGAGCCGGAGCCTGCCCCGGCCCCGGCCCCGGCTCCGGAGGGGTTGGAGCTGAAGTACATGGGCGAGGTGCGGCAGGTGCCCCGGGAGGAGGCCGTGACCCTGGCCCAGAAGGGGATGGACTACGACCGCATCCGCGTGGAGCGGGACGAGCTGCGGGGGTTCCGCGCCCAGGCCGCCCCGGCCCTGGAGCTGATGGAGGGGATGGCCCGGCGCTCGGGTATGAGCACGGAGGCGTTTCTGGAGCGGTGCCGGGAGACGGCGCTCCCCGGCGGGACTCAGAGCGGGGACTGGGAGGAGCGAATGCGCTCCGAGGCGCTGGACCGGGATATGCGGGATTTTGTATCCGACTACCCGGACGTGAAGGCGGAGGACATCCCCAAGGAGGTCTGGGAGATGGTGGCCGGGGGGAAGAGCCTGACCGGCGCCTACCAGCTCCACCGCATCCGCACGCTGGAGTCCCGGCTCGCCGCCGGGGAACAGGACCGGCGCAGCCGCCGGACGGCTATGGGCAGCATGGCCCAGAGCGCCCCCGGCGACAGCGGCGACCTCATCTCGCGGTGGTGGAATGAGGGGGAGTAGGAAGCGCGAGCGCAGGCGCATAGGGGGGATAAGACGTCATGGAGCCGAAAAAACAGGTTGGGCGACTCACGCAAGCCCAACGGCATTTTTCGCGCAATGGCGGCTTATCACCCCGGCCATGCGCCCAACGCGAGCGTGACAAGGAGAAGCGCTGAGCGCCCGTGAGCAGGGGACTAAGCGGGGAGCGGAGCGAAAAGCCGCAGGGCGGCGGCCCACGGAAGCCGCTCGGAGGGTTTTTGCGCAGTCGTACGGCTTAGGACCCGTCGCGGAGGGTGCGAGGCGTGACAAGGAGAATCGCCGAGCGCCCGTGAGCAGGGGACTAAGCGGGGAGCGGAGCGAAAAGCCGGAAAAGCCCCCTCCGCAAGGCGGCCCCGAAAGGGGCGGGCGGGTCAAGGAGGCACACACGTAAGGGGAGAACGAAGTGAGGAGAAAGGAGTTTAAACGATGCTGATTGCTGGGATGGTGCTCTCGGCGCTGGCGCTGGGAGTGGGGGCGGCGGCGCTGGCGCTGGCGCTCCTGGTGTGGAGCGGCGAGCGGCGCAGACTGCCGCCTGAGGAGGCCCGGGAGGAGGGCCGGCGGAAACGGGACGATGAGCGGATGCGGGAGGGCATCGCAAACCTTATGGCCTACCAGGTGGGAAGCAGGGAGGCGGAGGACTGATGGAGAAGGACGTCACGCCCGAGCGCGTCTGGGCGGAATACGAGAAGGGGGTGGCCTTCAACCACTCCATCGACCTGTACGAGACGGTGCGCAGCAACGAGAATTTTTTCATCGGCAAACAGTGGGAGGGGGTCCAGTCCAACGGACTGCCCACGCCGGTATTCAACTTTATCCGGCGGATCGTGCTCTTCCTGGTGGCGTCCACCGCCACCGACAACCTGAAAATCAACGCCTCCCCCATGGCGGCGGGGGTCGGCCTGGAGGATGCCTGCCGGGCGGTGAACGCCCAGCTGGAGGCCCTCTACGAGGAGAACAAGCTGGGGCGGCTGACCCGGGAGTTCATGCGCAACGCGGCGGTGGACGGGGACGCCTGCCTCTACGCCTGGTACGACCCCGACCACGAGACGGGCCAGCCCCGGCGGGGCGGCATCCGCACCGAGGTGGTGGAGAACACCCGGGTACTCTTTGGGAACCCCAACTCCAGAGACGTACAGAGCCAGCCCTATCTGCTCCTGCCGCGCAGGGAGCGGCTGGAGGCGGTGAAGCGCCGCTGCGCCGAGTACGGCGGGGACGGCGGGGCCATCCGGCCGGACGGCGGGGAGGAGCATTTGGGCTTCCGGCAGGGGGAGGACGGCAAGTGCACCACGGTGCTGCGGCTGTGGAAGGTCCGGGAGGAGGACGGGCGGGAGTGCGTCTGGGCCATGGAGTGCGCCAGGGACGGCGTAATCCGGCCCGCCTGGCCCACGATGCAGCGGCTCTACCCCGTGGTGTGGCTGCCCTGGGACTACGTGCAGGACTGCTACCACGGCGCGGCGGCGGTGACGGGGCTGATTCCAAACCAGATTTTCGTCAACAAGCTCTTCGCCATGACCATGATCTCCCTCATGACCACGGCCTACCCCAAGGTGGTCTACGACAGGACCAGAGTGGCCAAATGGGACTCCCGGGTGGGGGCGGCCATCGGCGTCAACGGCGGGGACATGAACAGCGTGGCCCGGACCCTGGACGGCGCCACCATCTCCCCCCAGGTCCACCAGTTCATCGAGCTGGCGGTGCAGTTCACCAAGGAGTTCTCCGGCGCCACCGACGCGGCGCTGGGCAACGTCCGGCCGGACAACACCAGCGCCATCATCGCGCTGCAGAAGGCCTCCTCGGTGCCCCTGGAGCTGGTGAAGCAGAATTTTTTCCAGTGCCTGGAGGACCTGGCCCATATCTGGCTGGACCTGATGCGCCTGCACTACGGCGTGCGCCGGGTCCCCGCCTCCGGCGGGGAGGGGGAGCGGCCCTTCGACTTCGGCGCGCTGGACGCGCTGAACCTGTCGGTGAAGCTGGACGTGGGCGGCAGCGCCTACTGGAGCGAGATTGCGCAGATCAACACCCTGGACAACCTGCTGACCCAGGGGAAAATCAACATCATCGACTACCTGGAGCGCATCCCCAACGGGTACATCTCCGACCAGCAGAAGCTCATCGAGACCCTGCGGGAGCGGGAGGGGGGCGGCGCGTCCGCAGCCGCCGGGGGCGCCGAGCTTGGATTTCCCGGCGTGATGCCTTTTTCCGCGGTGTAGGAAGCGCGAGCGCAGGCGCATAGGGGAGCCTGGACCAGAGCGACGGGGAAAGCCGGAAAAGGCCGGACCCCGCGAGGCGTTGTCCGGGTTTGCCCGGAGTCGTCGGGAAGGCGACCCGGCCATGCGCCCAACGCGAGCGTGACAAGGAGAAGCGCTGAGCGCCTGTGAGCAGGGGACTAAGCGGGGAGCGGAGCGAAAGGCCGCAGGGCGCGCACAGACAACAACACAACTGATAAATGGAGGTAAATGGAATGTCTGCAATCAATTATGCAACCGCCTTTTCGCCCAAGGTGGCGGAGAGCTTTTTCAAGGAATCCCTGACCGACAGCGCCACGGGGAAGGACTACTCCTTCTCCGGGGCCAAGACCGTGCGGGTGTTCACCGTGGACACGGTGCCCCTCAACAACTACAGCCGCACCGGCGCCAACCGCTACGGCGAGCCCGTGGAGCTGGGTGACACCGTCCAGGAGCTGGTGATGGGGGACGACAAGTCCTTCGCCATGACCATCGACAAGGGCAACCAGGCCGACCAGATGAACATCAAGGGCGCGGCCCGGGCTATGAAGCGGGAGACCGAGCAGGTGGTGGTCCCCTACATCGACAAATACCGCTTCGACAAGTGGGCCAGGGGCGCGGGCATCGTGAAGGGCCTGAGCGGCGCGCCCACCAAGGCCAACATTGTGGAGCTCATCTTCGACGCGGGCGCCGAGATGGACAACCGCCTGGTGCCCGCCGCGGGCCGCACCCTCTTCCTCCCCAACACCTACTATAAGCTCCTGGCCCTGTCCGACCAGTTCATCGGCGTGGACAGGCTGGGGGAGAAGGCCCTCAGCAAGGGCGTGGTGGGCGAGGTGGACGGCATGACCGTCAAGCGGGTGCCCGACAGCTACTTCCCCGCGGACGTCTACTTCATGGTGAAGTGGAAGGGCTCCACCGTGGACCCGGTGAAGCTCCAGGACGCCAAAATCCACAAGGACCCTCCCGGCCTGAGCGGCAATCTGCTGGAGGGGCGCATCTACCACGACGCGTTCGTCATCGGCGCCAAGGCGGACGGCATCTATGTGGCCGCCGCCGCCTCCGCCGTGACCGCCGCGCCCACCGTCACCGTGGCGAACAACAAGGCCGCCATCGCAAGCGCCACCGGCGGCGCGGTCGTCAGGTACACGCTGGACGGCTCCGACCCCCGCTACAGCGACAGCGCGAAGGTCTATTCCGCCGCCGTGGACGTACACGCGGGCGACAGGGTGCGGGCTTACGCCTGCACCGAGTCCGGCTACGCCTCCGCGGTGACGGACAAGACGGTTTGAGAAGCGCCGGGCGCAGGCGCATAGGGGGATAAGACCTCATGGAGCTGAAAAGACAGGTTGGGGTCCCACGCAAGCCCAACGGCATTTTTCGCGGAGCCTTCGCTTAAACGACATGGGGGGTAAGGAGTACTCCTTACCCCCCAGCCGTAAAAGGTCATCCCGGTGAGACCGCGATAACTGCAAAATGCAAGACTTGATTGGAGATGAACACATGTCGACAACGGCGCAGGAGGTATTCGAGACGGCGATGCACCTGATGGACGAGGTGAACGAGTCCACGGGAAAGGCGGACGCCTCGGACACCAAGGAGTACAAAAACCGGGCCATCCCCATTCTCAACATCCTGCGGGTGGAGTGCTTTCCCGCCTCCGATACCTATAAGGCGGAGCCGGGGAAGCGCCCGGTCTGCCCCCGGATTGAGGAGTTCGAGTCACCCATCGGCCTGGACGACGGAATCTGTCAAGGCGTACTGCCTTACGGACTTGCGGCCCATCTGCTGCTGGACGAGAACCCGGACGTGGCGGGCTATTTCAGCCAGCGGTACGAGGAGCTGCTGGCCGCCGCCGGGCGGGGCCTGCCCGCCGGGAGCGAGGATATCACGGACCTGTACGGCGGGATTGAGCTGGGCCAGTTTGCGAGATGGTGAGGTGAGACAATTTGGCACAGATTTATTCCACAAATGATACAAAGGTGTTCGCGGTCCAGAAATGGCTGGGGCTCAACGAGAGCCCGGACGGGGACACGGGGCTGAAAATGGGCGAGGCGGCCGAGATGCGCAACTTCCGCGTGACAAGGGAAAATCATTTACAGGTACGGCCCGGCTACGCGCCCATGGTCACTCTGGCGGACGGGCATCCGGTGCGCGGGGTGTGGTCCGGGTACGTGGCGGGCGCGTTCCACCTGCTGGCGGCCTGCGGCGGGCGGCTCTGGGACGTCCGCCCCGCCGATTGGTCCAAGACGGACCTGGGGGCCGTGGAGGACGCGGAGACCTCCTTTTTCGGGTTTTCCAGGAAGGTGTATCTTCTGACCGGGAGCGAGTACTACTGCTGGGACGGCGAAGGGCAGGCGGAGCCGGTGGAGGGGTATGTGCCCATCGTGGCCACCGCCACGGCCCCCTCCGGCGGCGGCACGCTGCTGGAGAGCGTGAACAAGCTCAGCGGGAAGCGGCGGCAGCAGTTCTCCCCGGACGGGGAGGACAAGGTGTTCCACCTGGTGGAGGGGGAGATTGACGAGGTGCTGGCCGTGGAGGGGACCGATATTTCCTGGACCGCCGACCTGAAGGCCGGAAGCCTCACCTTTGCAAGCGCCCCGGCCAAGGGGGTCAACACCGTCACCATCACCTGGAGGAAGGGCAGCGGCGACCGGGGAAAGGTGGCGGGGATGCGCTTTGCCGAGATGTACAACGGCGCTTCGGACAGCCGGGTATTCCTCTACGGCGACGGCACCAACGAGGCCGTTTACTCCGGGCTGGACGAGCTGGGGCAGCCCTGCGCGGAGTACTTCCCGGACCTGAACGTCATGGCGGTGGACAGCGCCAACACGCCCATCACCGCGATGATCCGCCACTACGACCGGCTGCTGGTGTTCAAGACCGACAGCGCCCACTCCTGCCAGTACGCCTCCATCACCCTGGCGGACGGCAGCGCGGCCCCGGCGTTCTACGCCAATCCGCTCAACCGGGAGATTGGCTGCGCCGCGCCGGGGCAGGCGCGGCTGGTGGACAACGACCCCCGGACCCTCTTCGGGCGGGGGGTGTACCAGTGGTCGCTGACGGTGGGAGCCAGCCGGGACGAGCGCAACGCCAAGCGGCTGAGCGACCGGGTGGAGGCGACCCTGGCCGGATTCGACCTGGAGCGGACCGCCGTCTTCGATGACGAGGAGGAGCGGGAGTACTATGTGGTCTGCGGGGAGCGGGCCTTAATCCACAACTACGCCAACAACACCTGGTACTACTACGACCACTTCCCGGCGGCCGCCATGGTGAAGGTGGGCGGAGAACTGTATTTCGGGACGCCGGACGGGCGGGTGATGCACCTGTCCCGGCAGTACCGCAACGATGCCCTGGAGCCCATCGACGCCTACTGGGAGAGCGGGAGCATGGACTTCTCCACGGACTGGAGGCGCAAGTACGGCTCGGTACTGTGGGTGTCCATCAAGCCGGAGAGCCAGGCCCGGGTGACGGTGACGGCCCAGTCCAACGTGAAGTCCAGCTACATCCGGAAGGAGGTGGCCTCGGGCCTGTCCTCCTTCCTCAACACCAGCTTCGCCCACTGGAGCTTCGGCACCAACCGGAATCCCCAGGTGGCGCGGGTGCGGCTGAAGGTCAAGAAATTCACGTTCTACAAGCTGATTTTTTCCTCCAGCTCCATCTCGGCCACCGCCACCATCCTGGCGGCGGATTTCCAGGTGAGATATACCGGCAATGTGAAATAGGAGGGGGGCCACGCACGATGCGTAGCATCGGGTGGGGAGAGGACGAGCAACGCAATGGAGCGGATATCCGCCGACAGGCGGATGGAGCGGAAAGGAGTTTGTGAGGACGATATGGCGCTGACCAAATTTGAGAAGGATATGAAAATCGTCGCCAAGCTGGACGACGAGCCCAACGACGTGGGGGGCCTGACTCCCGCGGAGCTGAAGGAGAAATTCGACGAGGGGGGCGAGGCCCTCCAGACCTATCTGAACACGGTGCTTCTGCCTGAGCTGGAGGCGGCCGGGGTGCTGGCGATTGTCCGCAGCGGCGATATGACGGCGCTCAAATATCTGCGGCTGAACGGGGACCGTGTGCTGGAGACCTCGGCGGACGGCAGGACGTGGGAGGCCACCGGGTCCAGCGGGCACCTGATACTGGGCGGCGACGGCGCGGCGCTGCCCCAGCGGAGCCGGATGCGGTTTGCCAACTGCGAGGTGGAGGACGACGGGAGCGTGACCATCGTGCGGGGCGTCACCGGGCCGAGGGGGGAGAAGGGGGACACGGGAGAGCGCGGCCCCCAGGGGATTCAGGGAGCGCGGGGCCCCACGGGACAGGCCGTCATCCCCAGCGTGGACCAGAACACGGGGCTGATGAGCTTTGCCGCCGGGGAGCTGGGGGCGGTGCCCGCGCCGGTGTACGTGAGAGGACCCCAGGGCCCCCAGGGCGTGCAGGGCAAGCAGGGAGACCCCGGCCCCCAGGGGTCCCAGGGGCTCCAGGGCGTACAGGGCCCACAAGGTCCCCAGGGCCTCAAGGGCGGGGCCGGACCGGAGGGGGCCCAGGGTCCCCAGGGACTCCAGGGCCTCCCCGGGGAGCAGGGACCACGGGGCCTGGAGGGCCCCCAGGGACCGCGGGGCCCCCAGGGCATCCAGGGCGAGCAGGGCCCCGCCGGAATCATGGGCCCCCAGGGACCCAGAGGCGAGGCGGGGCCCAAGGGCGACAAGGGCGACGCGGGCGCGGCGGGGGAAAAGGGCGCCCAGGGCCCCCAGGGCGTCCAGGGCCTCCAGGGTCCCAGGGGCCTCACCGGGCCCCAGGGTGAGCCGGGCCCCCAGGGCGCGGCAGGTCCCCAGGGCCTGCGGGGCGAAACCGGCCCCAAGGGTGACAAGGGCGATACCGGAGAGGCCGGACCCGCCGGACCCCAGGGGCTACAGGGCCCCCAGGGCACGAGAGGGGACCAGGGCATCCAGGGCCCGGCGGGACCCCAGGGTCCCCAGGGGATTCAGGGGCCCAAGGGGGACCGGGGCCTGGACGGGCGCAGCTTCGAGATTGAGGACGTGTACCCCACCCTGGCCCGGCTCCAGGCGGCGTTCCCGGAGGGGGCCGCCGGGGCGTTCCAGGTGGAGGCCAACGGGGAGCTGTATATCTGGAGCGAGGCGAACCTGGCGTGGCAGAGCATCGGGGCGCTCCAGGGGCCGGAGGGACCCCGTGGCCCCCAGGGGGTTCAGGGTCCCCAGGGACCCCAGGGCGAGGTGGGCCCCCAGGGACCCCAGGGAGAGCGGGGGGTTCAGGGGCCTATCGGCCTGACCGGTCCCGCCGGACCCAAGGGGGACAAGGGTGATACCGGGGCCGCCGGGCCCACCGGCCTGACAGGCCCCCAGGGGCCGAAGGGGGACGCCGGGGCGGAGGGGCCCCAGGGACCCCAGGGCGAACAGGGGATTCAGGGGCCCATCGGCCTGACGGGCCCCCAGGGCCCGAAGGGTGAGAAGGGGGATACCGGGGCCGCCGGGGCCAAGGGAGATACCGGGGCCAAGGGGGCCCAGGGCATCCAGGGGCTGCCCGGCGAACAGGGGCCCAAGGGAGACCAGGGCATCCAGGGCCCCAAGGGGGACAAGGGAGATACCGGACCACAGGGCCCCCAGGGACTGAAGGGCGACCCCGGCGTGCAGGGTCCCCAGGGCGAGCAGGGGCCCCAGGGCGTCCAGGGCGCGGCGGGACCCAAGGGGGATACCGGCGCGGCGGGAAAGAGCGCCTATCAGCAGGCGGTGGACGCGGGCTACACGGGGACCGAGGCGGCGTTTTACGCGGCGCTGGTGAGTTTGAAGGATGGACCGTTTTTGCCGCTGAGTGGCGGGACCATGGCGGGGGACCTGAAGCTGGCGGAAAGCGCCGTCTTAGAGCTGGGGCAGTCCTATATTTCCAGCGACAGCGGGATACTCTCCCTGTGCCCGGGCAGCGAGATAGACGCGGCAAACAGCAAAATTACAAATGTATCGGCGCCCGAATTCCCGATGGACGCCGCCAACAGGGCGTTTGTGGACACACAGGCGGTCAAGTACGGAACCTGTGCGACGGCGGCGGCGACGCTGGCCAAGACGGCGGCGCTTCCCGGCTTTACCCTGGACAGCGGGGCGGTGGTGTGTGTGAAGTTCACCTACGCCAACACCAGCACGGCGGCCACGCTGAACGTCAACTCCACCGGCGCCAAGAGCATCCGGGCCAACGGCGGGGCCGTCAGGAGCGGGATGATCCGGGCGGGAATGTGCGCGCTGCTGCGCTATGACGGGACCTATTGGCAGCTGCTCAACCCGGCCGGGGCGGAGACGCTGGTCTTCACGGGCAAGAGCGTGGCCGTCTCCGCGTGGACGGCAAACGGCACCTACGGCGCCCAGGAGTACGGCTACCGTGCCGCCGTACCCTGTACGGGCGTGACCGCCTCCCACCGGCCCGACGTGGCTTTCGGGGCCGCCGACACGGTGAGCGGCAACTTCGCCCCTGTGAGCGACAGCTATGCGGGCGGGGTGTATATCTACTGCAGGGTCAAGCCGACGGCAACGGTTACCGTTGCCAGTATCGTATTTATCAAGGGGGAGTAAGGTATGACAGGACGGACGAATGCGGTGGTGACGAGAACCTCCGCGGCCTTCTACGCCGCCTCGTGGGCGGAGATCAACGCGGTCGCGCAGAGCGGCAGGGCGTCCCAGGCGTGGGCCCTGGGAGACGCGAAGGAGGTGACGCTCACCACGGGAGAGACCATCCTAATCCGCATCGAGGACTTTGACCATGACGACCTGGCGGGCGGCGGCAAGGCGCCGCTGACGCTGGGCATGAGCAAATGCCTGAACGCGGGCAGGCAGATGAACGGCTCGGCCTCGAGCAGCGGCGGCTGGGGACAGTCCGCCATGCGCGCGTGGATGCCCACACTGCTGGGACAGCTGCCCTCCGACCTCCGGGCGCTCATTAAGCAGGCCCAGAAAAAGACCTACGACGGCTACGGAAGCTCCCATATCGAGGTTACGTCGGATAAGCTGTGGCTCTTCTCGGAGGTGGAGGTGCGGGGGTCCACCTTTGTCTCGGCCGAGGGGGAGGGGACGCTCTACCCGCTCTTCCGCTCCGACGCCGCCCGCATCAAGACGGCGGGGGGCTCCCCATCGGTGTGGTGGCTGCGCTCGCCGCATATCGGCACCGGGGTGCATTTCTGCTCCGTGGACGCGCAGGGCGGGAACGGCTCCACCCTGGCCAGCGGCACGGCCGGAGTGTCGGTTGGATTTTGTATTTAAAGGAGGCGCGGAGTATGGACGTTTCTTCCCCGGGCATCGGCGGGGTGGCCGTCGTCACGGTCATCTGCTTCCTGGCGGGGCGGCTCGTCGAGGCGACCGGGCTGGACAACAAGCATATCCCCGTTATCGTGGGCGCGCCGGGCATGTTCGTCATGCCGGACTTCCCCGCCGCGGACTGCATGACCGCCGCTGCCGTGGGCGTCGTCTCCGGCCTTGCGGCCACGGGCGTGCATCAGGCATATAAGCAGCTTAACAAGGGGGAGTAGGGATGGAGCCGGAAATTGCAGTGGCCCTCCTGGCCCTGCTGGGGACGCTGGGCGGGTCGTTCTTCGGCGTGCTGGCCTCCAACAAGCTCACCAACTTCCGCATTGAGGAGCTGGAGAAGAAGGTGGAGAAGCACAACAACCTCGTGGAGCGCATGGCTCTGGTGGAGGCCTCCGCCAAGTCCGCCCACAAGCGGCTGGACGAGCTGCACGAGGAGAAGGAGTAAAAAATAGGGGGCGCCGGACTTTTGGGGGCCCCGCAAAGCCACAGGGGCTTTGCGGGGAGAGGAGGGGCAAGGCTGCGCCCGCAGGCGCGTTTCGGAGGCCAACCGCCGAAGGCGGCTCTTAGGCCGGAGATGAGCGGAGCGAGGAATGCCCTCTCCCGCAGGCCGTTGCGAATGGAACGGACTTTGCCCCGACGAGGTCCGGCGCCCCATCCATTTTTGAGGAGGGAACGATTATGGCAAAGACGCTCGCGCAGCTTGAGGCGGAGAAAAAGGCCAATTCTGCGGCGTGGCACACGGCGAGCCAGGCGGACAGGGACCGGCTGCACGCGGCCAACCAGGAGATCCAAAAACAGATTGACAGCATGAGCGGCAGCACGTCCAGCTTCAACGACAAGAGCGGCACATGGACCACCGCCCCCAACCGCAGGCCCTCCGGGGGCGGCTCCGGCGGCGGGGGCGGTACCCCGTCCTCCGGCGGCCTGCCCAGCGGCTTCCAGGGTTCCGCCGCCGGAGTACAGACCAGCACCAGCCAGCAGGAACAGTGGCGGCAGGAGATGAACGACAATTCCGCGAAGTGGCATACAGCGGATGATGCGGCCAAAAAGGAGCTTGAGGAGCGGAATAAGTATCTGGCGGGTCTCATGGGCGGCTCGGTGAACTTCGATTCCGGCTCCGGCACATGGAGCGGTGCGGCGGAGCAGCCCAAGCCGCAGGGGCCGCAGACCGGCGGCGTCAACGACTACTCGGACTACATCGAGGCCATGAACAGGGCCCAGCGGGAGGCGGCGCTGGCGGCGCTCCGGGCGGCCTACGAGAAGAATGTGGCCGGATTGGACCGCACTCAGGCGGGCATCGCCCCCCAGTACCAGAGCGCCCGGAACCAGGCGGCGGGCCAGTCCGAGCAGCGCAAGCGGGCCTTTGCCGAGTACGCCGCCGCCCAGGGCCTCAACTCCGGCGCGGGCGGGCAGGCCATGCTGGCGATGGGCAACGCGCTCCAGAACAGCCTCTCCGGCATCGGCCAGGCGGAGGCGTCCACCATGGCGGACCTGGAGCTCCAGCGCAGCCAAATGGAGACCGACTACAACAATGCCATCGCCCAGGCCGAGGCCCAGGGGAACTACGAGCTGGCCCAGCAGCTCTACCAGGAGAAGGTCCGCCAGGACGAGGCCCTGCGGCAGCAGATGCAGTGGCAGGCCCAGATGGACCTCCAGCGGCAGCAGATGCAGTTCCAGCAGGGCCAGGCGGATATCTCCAACCAGCAGTGGAACCAGCAGTTCCAGAGCGGGGAGAGCCAGTGGAACCAGCAGTGGGCTTACAAACAGGCCCAGGAGCTGGCCCAGTACGGCGACTTCTCCGGCTATAAGGCCCTGGGCTACTCGGACGAGCAGATTCAGGGCATGAAGGACGCCTATGAGTACCAGAAGCAGCTCGCGGCGGCCCAGGCAGCGAATAAGGGCGGCGGGGGCAGTTCGGGGGGAACAGGCGGGCCGGAGAAGCCGGTGCTCACCTACGCCAACATGATGAACGCCGTGGAAAACGGGAACATCACCCCCGCCGTCAAAGAGGCATGGCAGTACTATATGGGCGAGCCCTGGCAACAGGAGGAGAAGACTGCCCAGGGCGGCACAATTACGGACATTTCCCAGTGCGGACCGGCGGCACAGAGCATCCTGTCCAGCGCCGCACGGGGCAATGCATCGGCAGGAAGCATTGCCGCCAAGGTGGATGAGGCATTGAAAACCGGCGCAATTACCGATGCAGAGGCGGACTTTATTTTGCGGTCAATCGGGTATTGATGAGGTGTTACTATGACAATTCAAGAGCGCATTGCCGCAGCAAAAAGAAGCCAATCGGGTCTCGCTCAGGTTGGCGGCCAGCGCGGAGAGAATCGTCTGCCGACCATCTCCCAGCGGCTGGATGCCGCCAAGAGCACAGGCGGACGCTTGGGAGGCGTGAGCATGATGCCGGGGGCCGTATCGGCTATCACTCCGACTACCGGCGGCGCGGGCGGCGAGGTGATGAGTACCGGGAAGTTTGGCCGCGGGGGGCCGCAGATTCGCGCCGTCGGCGCGGAGGAATTGCAGCTCCCCGCGGTACGGAGAAAATCGGTTTTGACGCTGCCGACCTTTAACCGCATTGATAACAGCCCCGGAGAGCCGCTTGCAAGTCCACAGGAGGTTCAAAACGTACAGGCCCAGATGAAGGGCCTGTGGAGGCCGTCCGACGCGCTGAGAGACGGCGTGGAGGACAAGAGCGCCAGGCGGGATGAGCTGGAGCGGCAGAGAAGCATCCTCCAGCGGGCACAGGGCCGCTACGAGGGGGCCTGGCTGGACAAGGTGGATATGAAGCCCGGAGAATCTGCGGCGGACGCTCTGAAAAGGGTGGAGGCTGAGCTTGCGGATACCGACCGGGAACTGGCGGGACAGCACTGGAACTACTACGCCGCGGACAACGAGGAGCAGCTTGCCCGTTTGGCGCGGCAGCCCGAGAGCGGGACGCTCTATGAGCAGGCCGGGACGGCGGGAGCGCCGGACGTGGTAATCGGGCGTATCCTGTCCGCACTGCAAAACGGCGGCGCCCCGGAGGGGGACCCCGCCGCTGTGGCGCAGATTCGGGAGCGGTTCGGCGTGTCGCCGGAGAAATCCGGGTCGACGGCGCAGTATATGAACGACCTGACCGCACTGCTGGGAACGGACCTGGAGACCCGGGATGTGCAGACCGAGGCCATCGGCGGGCTGAAGAGGCGGGGCTACAACTACAGCCGCATTTCCGGCTACGAGCGGACCAGGAAAGAGGCGGAGGAGTACGCCCGGAAGATGGAGGAGCGGCAGGAGGCGGCCAGGGAACATCCCGTTCTTTCATCGGCGGCGAGCGTGCTGGCCTCCCCGCTCCAGGGGCTGGACTTCCTGGACGCGGCGCTGCGGAGCATGGGGCCGAACAGCGACGAAAAGGACCTCTCCAGCTACGTGCCTCTGGACCCCTACGCCATAGAGGCAACCAATCTGGTGCGGACGCTGCGCGGGACGGTGGCTGAGGAGATTGAGAAAAACACCGTCTGGGAGATTGCAGGGCAGAACGCGGCCTCCTTCCTCTACCAGACGGGGATGAGCATTGCAGACAGCGCGGCCCAGATTGCCGCATTCGGACCCGCAGCCACCTACTTTATGGGGGCCAGCGCCGCGTCCAACCAGGCCCAGGACATTATGGCCCGGGGCGGGACCAACCGTCAGGTGCTTCTGGGCGGGCTGGCGGCGGGGGCCGCCGAGGCGGTCTTCGAGAAGTTCAGCATTGACCATCTGCTGAGTGCCAAGACGGTGGGGGGTGCTAAGGACCTGCTGCGGGAGACCCTGAAGCAGGCGGGGGTGGAGGCCAGCGAGGAGACCTTTACCGAAATTGCCAACATCCTCTCCGACGCGGCCATTATGGGCGGAAGCTCCGGCTTTGAGCTGGCCGTGCGGGATTACGAGGCCCAGGGCATGGGCAGGGAAGAGGCCAGGCGGCGGGCCTACCTGGACCTGGTGGGGCAGGTGGCCTGGGCGGGCGCGGGCGGCGCGCTGTCCGGCGGCATCATGGGCGGCGCGGTCCGTGGGAAGCAGTACCTGGGCGGGCGGCTGGGCGGCGTGGAGCTCATGCCGGGGGCCGCCGATACCCAGACGGAGGGGCGGCAAAAAGCCGCCTCCACGGGGGAGGCGGTGGAATATCGGGCGGAGCGGCCGCAGAACGTGGAACTGCCGACGGTGCCGGTTATCAATTTGTCGATGCAGACGGTGGCGGATATGAACGGAGGGGTCATGCCCAAGGCCGGGAACTACATCCGGAAAGCAGCACTGGAGAAAACGGAGGCACGTCTCGGCCTGGATAAGAACCCGGCCGCCTATATTGAAGCCAGCAATGTGACCAGAAATGGGGACGCTTATGTAATTAAAATAACGAAATCCTCACTAAATAAAATGCTATCCGCCAGCAGCTATCCAGAGCGGGTGGTTCCGTTGGAAAGCATCGCAGTTCTAAGCCAATTAGAGCGCATTGCCCAAAACGGCGTGTATTTCAGTAGCGAAGGAGACCGGCGCGGGCGGGCGCAGATTGCCGGGTATGACCATCTCATGACCACGGTATATATCGACGGAGTTCCATATCTGGTTGATATGCGTGTTCGTGTGGAGGATGAAAAAGCCGGCGGAGGGAATCGGCTGTATCACTTCACCCCAGAGACCATAGAAGTGACAAAAAAGAACGATGGCGCAGCATCCACGGCTGGCCGTCACGCGACCAGCGTTCGTAGCACGGATACTGCGCCATCTTCTGACCCCACTATAACCCAAGACGGGCCGGGTGTCAAGGGGAAGGATGCCCGGATGGTCGGCGCGGTATTCCTGCCGGGGAGCGGGCTTGACGCGGGGGCCGCGGGGCCATACAATGGAGCAAAGGAGGCGGTCGGCTATGGAAGAGGAGAAGAGGCCCTTACCGGGCTACAAGGAGTTCCTGGAGCGGATGTACGGGGTGAAAATCCCGGAGCCGACGCCGGAGGAGCTGGCGGAAGCAAGACGGTTCTTGGAGCAATATCGGAAACAGCACGAGGAACGAAAAGTATCCCAGGATGGGCCGAAGGACACGTAGTTGAGAACCCCCGGAATCCTGCGGCGGTCCGCGGCACAGAGCTGGCGGGCGCTTATATCCCCGACACCATCGTGGTGGAGGACAGTGCCCTGAAACAGCTAAATCCCGGCGCGCTTGCTATGACCAGTAACGGGACGATCTGCCTGTCCGACGCAATAGAGGCAGATATGGTTGATACTGTTTCTTACCATGAGGTGGTACACGCAGTCAAGCAGCGAGGGAGCGTGGAGTATAAGGCATTCCTGGGAGCTGTGGGCGGAAGGTTGAATTTCCAAAGTCCCTCCCTTGACTTTGTTTTGCACACCGTACGAAAAAGCCGGTTTGGTGAGAGAGGCTTTTTCGACCTCTCTCCCAGCGAAGTAGATACGGTCTTCGACGAGCTCAACGCCCTGGTCTGGGGACACTTCAAGGCCGACCCGGAGCACGCGCGGGCGGAGTTTGGGGGCGTTTTCACCGATTTTGACGGCTATATCGCCGAGCTGGACGCCATCATGGAGGGGGCGCGGGGCGCGTATGCCGAGGGCGGAAGGACCCCGCCCGGCGGGGAGGGCGCGGCTGTGGACGCCGGGGAGCGGCGGGCCC